TCTGCCCGGCTTGCCCGATGATCGTGATCGGGACTGCATCGGAATCGGGGTCGAAGGACTGTGCTTTGGTGAACGTCTGGGCGACGTCGCGGCCCGCGAAGATCATCGAGGCGTCTGGGAAGGTGAACGTCCGCGTGATTCCGGTTGTGATGAGCGCATTCTCGAACTTAGCGATCTTGGTGTTATCCACGTTGTCCAAGATACTGAAGGCTGCGTCGGTGACGGTAATAAGGCTTGTAGTTGCCACCGGGCCGTTCCAAGTCCCATCAGCTAAAACCCGGCTTAAAATAGTGAGTTCATCTGGGCTAGTGAATTGCATCAGGTCTGCGGTTTGACCAGTGGTTTGCCGAATCAATTGTGGGACACTACCGGCATTATACGCTTGGTGTTTGGTACTTCCTCTAAACTCCCAAACTGGATCAACTGTCCCTGAATCTCTAATAAAATAACAAGCGTCTGGATTACCTAGGATACCGAGACGAACATTAAATCCTGTTGAAGTGGGCTGGAACATAAGGCCAGTAAAACCAATATCATCACCGAGGGAGAGTGAGTGCCCTCCTGAATTTGAAAGAATGGTGAGTGTAGCAGCGGTTGTGCTAGAAGTAAGGAACACCTGCCCACTCCCAGTCACTCTAAATCGTGCCATTGAGTCAGTGGTGATATTTAGAATGTTGGCGGTAGTGGTTCCAGGTAACGCATCGAGATTTAGAATCGAGTCTGTGTTAACTAAATGGGTTAGCACTGCACCAGTAAGTATTAAGTCTCCAAGAACTACTTGATTTGGAGTTCGCCCTGGAAGATACAGATAGTCAGCTGCGTCAAAAGATGTAACTGGGCCTTGAGGATCGTTGACAGCAGGAACAATGCGTGCCAACGCCCGTTGAAGCTCGCTAAGGGCCTCTTTAGTAATAGTCCAATAGCGCCGTTCAACCGGGTCATCAAGTATGGAAGGATTGATTCCGCCCGAGAAATTTCTCATTAGGTTGGGTTCTCCACACCTAGAGATTGTGCGTCGAAGATGAAATGCGTGAAGGACATACGCTTGTTAGGCGGCCCGGACGCAATTCGAAGATTGATTCGCTGGCCAATGCCATTGAGGATAATCTTGTCTGTCCGTCTGGCTACGGGGTTGGTTGCTGTACCCGGTGTGAAGGCAGCAACAGTGATACTCTTGCTTCCGACACCAAGGTTTCTATTTCCGCTCTTAATGCCCGTCCCTGTGATTGTAAGTGCTCCTGGTGAGGCGGCTGAATAATCCCTGAGTGCGTAGTCCATAATCACCTCACCGATCTTCCATTCGTTTCCATTTTCATTCGGAGCTAGATCACGGGTACGAAGGTCTATATTATTTGCGTTTCCTACCAGTCGATTTTCATAGAACACAGCAGCGGTAGAATCTCCAGTGTAAAGCTTCCATGTGCCATCTGGGAATACAGCCCCAGCCGCAGAGCTTACATTCAGTGGGTGCGGGCCAGTTACCTTGAGTTCTGGTCCCATCACTCCAGTCTTCAGATGCGAAGGATGATAATGCAAACAGAGGTATGAAGATGCAAAGGTTGCAGCAGGGAGGTCTGCTGGGACAAAATAGAACTCAAGTAGCTGAAGCTCGGTGTTGTTGATGAAGATACACTCATCAAGCTGTGTGACATCTACAGTTTCCCACCACGCAATATCTGTAGTAAGCGGACGAATACGGTAGCCATCCGACATGAACAAGCCGTAGTTGTTGGCATAAGCAAGCACTTGCCCATGACCAGGAAGCGTGAACACAACCCCTGCCGTCCGTGAAGCAATTCCATGATCTCGGTCGATTAGCTCAACCGCACGCCCGCGCTCAAACTCTGAGTCTGTGTCTCGGGGGAGGGAGTTCACACGATATATTTGATGTTTAAGCCCGACAACAGCCACGTTTCCAACAGTACGAATGAGGGTAATTTCATCCTGTTCTTTGGTGTCAAAGTTTAGGAAGTAAGAAGCAGGGAATGCATCTATTCGTGAGGGGAATGAGTATCTTCCAACACTAACATCTTTGACATCATTAGTGAAAAGACAGTCCTGAAAAATATCGCCAGTTGTAGCTTTTGGCGGCTCGCCATTTCGTCCAGAAGAGATCGTGAATCCAAAAGGAGATACGGTAACGCCTGGAAATGGCGTTGTCACTTCTCCAATAAAGGCCCCTGTAGCTGCTTCTTGAGACTCACCATAAGACACCGCAACAGTGACAGCGTCTACCCATACTTCGTTAGTAGGAGTTAAAACACTACCAAAGAGCCTTACTACGAAACTACCTCCCGAGAAATCACTAACATTCCAATCACGGCCCCACTTTTCACTAACTCCACCAAGGACGTGGGGACCATCTGTCCCGGTTGTTAGTGGTACGGTCTTACTTCCAAAGAGAGAGTCACCTGTACCTTCAGAGTTCACAGTAGCTTTAGCAATAAGCTCGCTGTTTCCTACTCGCCGTCCATAAACATTTACAGTAATTCCTGTAATTGGCGCTGAAACTGATGCGAAAGAAAACCCCCCAAGTTCAAGCATGATGTAGGACCAATCAGGAACACTTCCGCTTGTTGCAGCAGGACGAATTAATTTAGCGTATACGGTGTTTGCTGCCCCAGTTGCATTCGTTGGATTTGCCCAAGAAATACCTGTTCCAGTACCAACTCCCGTTCCAGATATTGCTGTTCCTGCTGGAACAGTTGCAATGGTTGTGGCACCACCCCCGTCTACAGTTGAGGTTTGTTCTCCATCATCTCTGAGTTCTAGTTGTGCAATTAGGTAGCCATTAGGGAATTGATTTTCTTTTGCTGCTGATTTCACAGTGGTAGATGTGTATTTAATAGAACGATAAACGCGCCAATGGGTTGCAGTAGCATTAACTCGTGGGGGGCGGGTAATACTCACGGCCTGTGTCCCCGTTGATGAAATTTGAATAAGTGCTGGATGTCTGGGTCTGTTGTTTGCATCCACGCCCGCATTATAGTCTGATTCTACATCGTTTACTATATCATATTCTGTAGTCCAATAGGCATAGAAGCCGGCTCCGTCCTTTAGTGCCCATGTTCCTGCCACAATATTAAGTGTAGGGCTAGCAGTTATGGCCTTTAATCCATGAGGACGAAGTAGGCCATCAGACATTAGAACTTTATTAGGATACTTACCATTTAATAGCACTTGAAGGTTATTGTAATGAACTTGCTCTAACGCAGTACCCTCAGTCACACCCGTTTCTAGAGTAGAAAAGGTGAGAGTGGTTCCGGCAGTTCCAGGCCGTGCCTTCTTATATACTCCATTTACTTGAGCAATCAACAGGGTGTCTGCTTTGACAATCAGCTTTGAAGTTGCTGTAACTGTGGGCTCGAAGCCGGTAGTAAGGACAAGGCTGGTGCCATTTGCAGCCACGCTAGCAACAGTTGCGCCGTCGGGAATACCATGCCCCGAGATAAGCGCTCCTGCACTTACATTTGCAAATTTTGCATTAGTGAATGTGAGATTAGAGGTTCCAGTTGCAGTCGCATTGGCTGAAAGAGTGATTTGGGTTGGGCTATCCCAGGTGAGAACTGTGGTGCTGGCGGGGATTCCTGTTCCTGTAACAGTCGCGCCTTTCAAAATGCCTATAAAGTTGTTGGTTGCCGGAGCAGTAATAATAGCTGAGCCAGAAGTAGTTGTAACAGTGTTAACTACAATAGATATGACAGAAACCGTAGCGTTAGCACGAGTTAGGCTACAATTAGCTTCTACGAAGTCAAACGCACAGTGAGCAAGTCCTGTTACTTCGCCGCCTAGTGATGAAGCTGCTGAGGTACGCCCTGGGAGAGTTTGAAGGGATGGGTCGTTAGGAAAATACACTACTCCTTGAGCAGCTTGAAGCTCGCCAGGCTTGAGTGTTGCTGGATCACGTGAGGTGACTAGGCCACCATTAAGGGGCTCAGTTATTCTTGGCATTAATCAAAGCCCCATCTAAAGTCATCAATAATTGACCCAGGACTTGAACTAACTCCACGATTTAGATACCCTGGGAGAAAGCCTTCGTCCATATCAGGATGCTTGGCGTCAGCACGAACGGCGTCATTGAGCGCCACTGCAGCCACCTGATCCCATTTACCAGCCTGCGTCTCGTAACCTACTTTGTCTGTTAGAAACAAAGACTTAGCTTCAGCAAGCAGTCCCCATTCCCAATCAATCGGGATGTCAAGCGCTGTGCCATCTACAGATGGAACCGTAAGTCTACGGTTGTACTTGATTACGACACTATACTCAGCATTTGGCGTAGGATGGAAACGAATCTTCCCAGTAGCACCAAGCGGGTATAGGTCATACCATAGAGGCATGTCAACATTAGATTGGTCTGGATCAAGCGCATCATAAAGTCGAGAATGAACAGGTCTGAGAGTGAGACTGTGTGATGGAATTCGCACGTTGTAGACGTACTTAAAGTTCGTTGGTACAGCATAGTCTCGGCGGGAGAAGGTTAGCGTAACTGTTCCAGAGGCCGAAGCCGCATGACTTAGTTCCATAGTGTCGGGTGAAGGAGTAGTATCTATCGACACTACATATGCTTCAGGACGAATTCCCGTCCCTGAGACAAGATCACCTGCTAGCACGCCCTGAAGGCTTGCTGAGGTTACTGTAGTGCTTCCTGAAGTTGTAGTACAGCTAACTACATCGAAAGGCGCAACTGTGATAACAGTGGTTGTATCACGAAGCACATTCCAGTGCCGTTTGTTGTTCCACTTTTGAAAGGCGGCCTCAAGCGCATCACCAGCCTTAGTGAGCATGTCTGAGTCGCCTTCAGCCGATGCTGCTCTCGCTATCTTTGTTTTCGCCTGAGCGAACGTCAGGCTGCTGTTCTGGAACAGTGGCATCTTCTTCCTCTATTTCAGTTGTTGCATGCTTCTGCTCACGAAGTGCACAGAAGAATTCGAAGAGTTTAGGAGCAAGCTTGAAAGCATCTCGGTTTTCATGGAGCCAATCTTTTGCATTCGCCGCAAGTTCTTTGCGTAGTTTCGTGTCTTCAATCAGAGTGCAAAGATGCTGCTCGAATTCTTCTTCAGTGTCATAAAGCAGCCCCGTCTTACCGTGCTCGATTTCGTCCTTATACGCCCCCGCGCGTTGTGCAACTGTGGCAGCAGGATCATGTAGCACTGAGGCTTCATACCACTTGATTGCGCTACGGGTGGCTGAGAAAGGCGAAGGACGAAGTGGACAGAGATTGATGTCTGGGCCTACGGTAACAAGTCGTAAATGGTATTGTGCGTAGGGCAGCCAAGGGATATATTCAAGCTGTTCCTGAGGAATGCCTTCGAGCAGTTTTTCAAGCCTTGCGCCCCAGAAGACGAAAGTAACTTCGGGGTATTTTTTGGCTACACGACTAATGGCTTTGTGAATACTGTAAAGATCGTTGTAATGCGTATTTGAACCCTGCCACATGACGCGGATGCCTTTGTGTGGCGCTAGCGCTAGATCGAGGTAGTGATCGAAGCGCACTCCATTTGGATTGATGAAGGTCTTTGTATTTTTCCCAAATTCACGTTTTACATAATCCACAACTGCGGGCGTTGTACAGGTGATTGCTGAAGCAGTTTGCCCAAGCATTCGATAGTTTTCAAGGCGTGTGATATTCTCACGGATGTCGAAACCATTCTTCCCATCAACCCAGCTAGCAGTGATACCATCCTTCGTAATGATTGGGTTCCTATCATTATCTAGAAATTCGATTGTTGAACCTGGTGTAAGCAATCCGCCTTGCGGATTCTTGATTCCTAGCGTTTGAAATGCCCAGTTAGTTGGCTCAACGTTGAAGAGGTCGTCATCAGTGTCGATTACGAACGTCGCAGGATACCACACTTTCCCCTGCTTGTCTCGGTGGGCGCGCATCTCCTTCACAACATGCATGTTGTGGCGCATGAGCGGATCAGTGGCTTGATACATCCACACGATGTCGCTCCAGATTAGCCCGTCTCGGCGGCGCTCGGTAGGAACGTTTGGGGAGCAATCGTCTACAAGAATCTCTACTGGAAGCCCTAGGGCTTCCATAGTTTGTAGCGGCACGATAAGTCGATAGTAGTATGATGCGTGTGAATTAGATGGGATGAATGCGTAGATTACCAACTGCGCCTCCTTAGTGCTTAACGGCTCCAATCGTAGTTTTGTAGTAGCGGTATTCAGAATTACGATTCAGCCACGCAATGAAGTCCTTCTTTCCCTCCAGCGTGCAGAACCATTCAGGGTGTAGCGTGGACAGTGCCAGGAATACCTCTTGCGGCAGTGAGGCAAGTGGCATGCCCATCTTAGATGCGTCTTGCATCAGGTTGTAGAACGAACCTTGGTGTAGCAACTCTTCGGCCACTGTACGGACCTGCTTCACTGCATCTAACTGTGCGCCGACCTCAGGATTCCGTTCTGCAAGTCGGCGCGCATCAGTTAGATAATCAATCATCTTCTCACCTGTAACGATGTTGAGCATTAGAAGCTTCCCATCCCTGGATAGGGGTTGCCGGGCGAGAATGGTTCATCATTTGGCTTGGCTGGAGTGCCCATCCCTTCGGGGGAGGGCGCGGTAACACCAAGCTCGGGATTACTACGGGGATCGGGAGAAACGTCGTAAACGAGGTCGCGTCCATATGAAAGCCCTGTCCCTTGGAGTGGGTCTTCGCCGCTCTTCATGTACTCAACCATAACTGCCGCGGCTGTTACATTATTGCAAACGATGTTTTCACCACAATAGGTCTTGAGGCCGTTCGCGTCCATCGCCATATCCATTCCTCGTTTTGCTCTTTGACTTTCTGCCATTTGAACTCCAGAATAGGGGGGCCGGAGCCCCCCTACTCATTGGTTTACGTTGTCACGCCAGTGATGTGTCCCATGCTTGAGGCATGGAGTAGCATGAAGCCTAGCTCCGTGACGATGTAGCCACGGGTGCTGTCTCCAACCTTAGCAAGAGGGACGTGCTTCATTGGACGGTAGATCGCAACCTTCGCACGTGTAGACTCGTAGAGCGTTGCAGCGAATGCGGAAGCCGATACTGAACCCTGAGGAATCCACTTGTTAGGAACCACCAAGAGAACTCCGTGGCTTCCTTCATAGACTGTGACGTTAGCCACGAGTCGCTTGTCAGAAGCCGCAAGGTTGAACATACGGTTCACTCCTGAAGCCTGCGCCACGTTGGTGAAGTCAGACTTCACGCCTAGTGAGACAGCGAAACGGTCTGGGTTTCCACCTTCCTGGGCAAGAACTTCGAAGAGGTTTTCAACCGCAGCGGTTGTGATCGCTCCGTTGAGAGCGGATGTTGGGGAAGTTCCCCATCCAGTAGCACGCCATGAGGCGGTGATACGCGCGGTAGCTTCGCCACCTGTCACACGTTCGAAGCCCGAGTTGATCCAACTACGAGATTCGATGTTGCGTGCAACTTCTCGCATAGCGAGCATGCTCTGGTATGGGTACTCACCACTAATTCCGTAAGGCGAAGCCGCAATCTGTGAGTCTGAAACATCCAGCCCAACAGTGAAGATTTGCGTGTTGTTCGCTCTACGGGTGCGGTTAGTACGAGCAGCGGCGGTGATGATTTCACCTTCGCCAGTTCCACCAGTAGCAGTTGCAGCAAGTGTGTCAGTAAACCATTCGAAAGTCGTTAGGCTCACTGACACTTTTGGAGCAGATGAGAAGGTAGGCGTGTCCCACGGCGCGATGTTCTGGATTGTTTCGAACACCGATTCCTTGTTAGCGGACCCGGCCACAAAGCCGATGTCGTATACGCTGAACAGGTTAGTTGGGAAAGCCATTGTTTATTCCTTCGTTAGTTTGGTTTTGCCATGTCGGGATGTAGCCCCTGGAAAGCTAGTGCAGCAAGTTCTTGCTGTGTAATCTCTCCACGGAGGAAGGCTTCATTCGCAACCTTAAGACGCTGAGAGAATGTATCCTCTGTCCCACGACCACCGACCTGTGTACCACTCAGGGCAGCGGTTGCTCGTGCGACTGCTTGTTCCTGACCACTTGCGTCAGCAACAGGCTTAGTAGATAATCTCTCAGATGTCATAAACACGAACTCCAGAGCTTCTTGCTCCAGGCCCGCTTTCAACATCCTCTGGTACTTCTCATCGACTGCTGGATTAGCTGACAAAAATGCTTGTAGCGACGCTTCACGTTGTGTGAAGTCTGGAAACTCTCTCATCACCGCAGCACGCGCTTCACTGCCCCGAACGATAGGTTCAAGCACCTCGGTCTTCACGATCTGTCGAGCAGTCTCGCGGATGAGGTTCATGAGTGGTTCGACCGGGATTGCAGCGTCTTCAAGCTCTTTAGCGAAATCCGGGCGAGCATCTGCACGTTCAGCGGGGTTGACACGCTGATGTGCAGTAAGGATTTCCTTCAGTTGCTTGTTCTCGTCTGCGATGCGCTTTGCTTCCTGTGCGCTATTCCAGTATCCCTTTTCGAGTTCTTCTACGCTCTTGTACTTCCCTGCGTAGACTTTCTCCGGCTGAGCAGCGGTTGTCGCTGGTGAAGGTTCCGTTGCCGGCTTGACCGGCTGTGCAGCATGCGCTGCCTTGCATCTTCGCAAGCACGTCTGGATGGGTGAAGTTGATTCCCGCATCAATTATGTCTGTCATTTGAAGCTCCTGGGGTTGTCCCAATTACTCGGTGGATTCTGGCTCAAGTGGGCTACCAACAGCAGGGGATTCGGTTGGCGTCTCCTGCTCTGTTAGTTTCTCGGCTATCTCGCGGTTGACGCGCGTTTCTAGTTCGAGTACCCAACTGAGGGCTGAAATATGGCCGCGAAGAATGTCATCTGAAACATCCTTTGGCCGGTCTACGGACGCAAGTTGTAGCATTGCTGCGTCCATGCGCTGCTTCACTAATGGCTTGACTGCGAGTTGCCAGCCGTCAGAAGTGAGTGTTTCGTGTAGTGAACCTAGGTGCTGCATTTAGCCTCCTAGACTGAGCATTTGCGGAGTGAGCATTGGTGTTGCAGTCGGTGAGATTCCGCCTGTCTCGCCGGCCTGGGCTGCCATCATGCCTAGAGCGGTTGGTTGCTCGTTGAGCAACTGTGCGGCCGGGGCGTCGAAGACATCAAGCACCCAGTTGAGATAGCCGACCCAGTTAATTGCCTGGATTGCCCCCGGAATCTGTCCCACGAGACCAGAGAGCGCAAGTACATCCTGGCGGCGCATAGCCTTGCTAAGCAGGTTCGTGGCGCCGGTCGCGCGCGCACGATAGTCCATGTTAACGTCTTCGTGGCTGATTTCCGTTGGCTCTTGTGGGAGTTTGAAGCCGGAGAGCGGATCAACTTCAGCATCGCTTCCGAGCATACGGACAAGTTTCGGGAGTTTGAGGAACTGGCGGTTCAACGCGCGCATGTAGTCTGCGACCGGCTCGACTACTGTACGTTCTGCAAGCATGATTTCGAGAATCAGCCTGTTTGCTACGCCTTCGAGACGCGCCTGGACACTGGTTGCGGTCTCGCGGCTCTGGCCCTTGCCACCCATGATGGTGTCTTCGATGATCCCTGTGGCCTGCTGTGACCAGCGCCAAAGCTGCTCAATTTCAGTGTAGCTTCCTTGGATTCCTCGGAGGTCAGGGAAGAGAGCGCGAACCTTATCTTCGCCTACACTAATGCTATCCGCTGTGAATACGCGGCCTGCACGCATGAAGAGGTTCTGCTTGTCGAGTCCTGAGTCAGCGGTTGCGAGGAATACTGGGTCAATAAAGATTTCGAGCGCATCAAGCTTCTGTGACGCGAGCTTGTTTGCAGTCATGTTCAGCTTAGCGATGGGCTCGATTTTTCCAATGCCGAATAGGTAGTGCGGATCGCGGATTGGGCTGTATGCGAAGAACGGCTTGTCTTTGATCCAGAAGGGGAAGGGGCGATTGCGAAGTAGAATTCTACCATTAGCGACGCTTATTACGCGATTTACGATTTTATCACTGGCGAATTCATTCGGAACAACGCCCCAATATTCGATAACCTCGACCGGCTTGGCGAAGCGTTCAGACTGCCGTGCCTCGTAATCACGCATAGAGCGATAGAGCGGCTCACGCCCACTAATGATCTGCTGTTGTGCATCTGTGCCAAAGTTCGCACGAAGATCACGAATTCCACGCATGTCGTAGATGCCGAGCATTGCACGACGTTCTAGTTCATCAAGATCGAGATGGTAACGGAAGATAAAATAAGCTGAGTCTTCGATTGTCTTTGCGTTTGGCTGTGGGAAGCAATCAAGTATGTCTAGCACTTCGAGGTCTGGACCATCGAAGGTGATTAGATCACGGGTTTTGATTTCTTCTAGGCCGAGGACCTCATTTGGTTCACGGTAGCGTTCAAGCTCTACCTTCGTAGTCCATCCCACCCGAGCAAAGGCCGTGCCATAGATGTCTGCGTTAGTGAAGAAGTCTGTGAACTTCTCGAAGAACCGAGCGTCTCGCATTTGTGCAGCGATGAGTGTGGTATTACGCTTAGCGTGGCCGGCATCGTCTTTTGAATAGCCTGCGAATATAACTGGCGGCCAGGCACCGAAAAGGGCCTGGACCTTGCGAGAGACATCAGATTCAAGGACAGAGAGCGCGAATGGGACGTGGATATTGTTACGATGGGCTTGGTGTCGAGTTGAAGTCACGCCGCGAAAGAGATCATAATAACGCTTGATTTTTTCGTAAAATGCCTGATGATGGTTCGCGCTGCCTTTGTAGCGCGAAACCACAAGGTCGATTATGCTTTCGTCTGAGGCTAGGCCAAGACGAGGCGCCGCACCAGTAGGTAGTTCAGGCATTAAGAGCCATACCTTTGTATGGGTATTGTAGCAATCAAGTCGTTATGAACGTGAGTTTTATAGTCCCAAGCAGTATTAACGGCGTTAACGAATACCCAATCTGAAACCTGCCAGTCGCGTTTCTCTTCAATGGCCATTTTAGGTATTTTGGAGGGTATATTTGGGAATACGATCTGCTGTCCGGTTACTCCCCCTGCTGAAAATTCTCCAAGAAGCATTCTTCCAGTATGCAGTACTGCAAACAGGTGTGGTTCTGCTGTCCCTTCTACTGCGTCTCGAATAGTCTCGAAGGCCCCAAAGGTGGGGATGTCATCATCGCCTATAAAGAAGATGAAATCGCCTTTGGCTTGTGGCATGGCGAAGTCGAGTGCGGTACAACCATAGTCTCCATGTGGACCAGTTTCAAGTTCAATATATTGTGCCGGTGGGTACTTCGCCACCAATTCGCGTGTCTCGGGGTAGGAGCCGTCGCCAACTACGATGAATTCATCACCGTCTTTAAGCTGTGGGACGATGATTTCCAATACCTTTTCGAGTGATATGCGACCGATTGTTGGGCAGATACACGAGAGCTTAGTTGTCATGATAACGAAGAATCTCGTCGTAAATTTCTTGCTGCCTTGCTTCATTAGGGTGATAAAGCTGTCGTGCAACTTCGTCTTCTTCTACGACCTGCCAGCCGAATTCATCATTGAGTTTGCAGATTACGGTATTTTTCACTAGATCACTACCCTTGAGGGGTTTGGGATAGGCGGATTTGAGATAGTGAGCGATGATCTGGCTTGCGAAGCGATTTCCCCACCAGCCCCGGCGGATTGCAAACATGGGGGTCATGTGGTCGCCACGATCCTTGAGTAGTGAGAAAGCAACTGCCACCTTACTAAATTGAGGGGTGTAGTATAAAAATCCCTTTTGGCCACGCATTTTTGCCCACCAAGCTTGCTGCTCGTCTGCGGAAGGGACTTCCATAGGTTTGGTTTTCATATCGTCAATACATTCTGCAAAGATGCAGCGCATTTCTTCTACTTGATCTGAGGTTTCGATTGGAACTGGGATTAGCTTTGGCATTTTTGTCTAAGCTTAGCTCGATCTATATGATAATTTGAGTTCATCCAGTTTTCGAGCAGGTGCTTATCCTCTAAGGAACCTTGCGTGTCCGTAGTGAAATATATCAAATGTTCCACCAGTATATATTCTACGCCCGAGCATCAGGGTACTCGATTAGTTGGATAGCCTTGCTATCTGGGCCGATGACTGTTCCAAAGTCAACGATATGGTTGTAAAGCTTGCGTGTGAGGTACACATCATTGAGATTGTAGTCGAATAGTTCTCCGAACCGGCCCTCAGCGTAGAGCTTTGGTGCGGATTCGCCTGTTCCAGATTTATTGAGCTTGAGCGTGCGTTCGCAAACTGCGCCTAGCTTCCAGCCCTTTGAGCGCTTTCCTAGCGCTTGCCAAATAGCTTGGAGAATATCGAATTGTGCAGGCTCGACAACCATCCCAGTGTAGCCTTGAAGGCATGGCGTATCGAATTCCACACCGTTGAAGCTAACGAGTAGATCGGCCGTGTTAAGGTGGTCAACGGCACGTTCAATAGTGTGAGGATCATATAGATGATAACGCTCACTAGAACTATCGTACAAAACCAAACTAGAGATACCATTTTCTCCCCGCTTTGCTGCACCCCAGTCATCGTCCTTAATAGGAGTTGCGATTTCTAAATCGTAAATGATGATTGACATATGCCTCCAGTAATAGGGACGCGGTGAGCGCGACCCACCCGGTTAGTCGGCTTGGGGAGGCACCAAGCGCGCCCCTACTCGATTGCTTCGTATGGCGACTGGTCCTGCTCTTGCGCTACCTGTTTATCGTACAGCTTTAGTAACTCGCCGCCTGTGATCTGGCCCGTCTTGAGCCATTCATCCCCCGGATACACAGGAGCGCTTGTCTCGGGGGCGCGGCCAATTCGCCGCATCCCGACGTAAACATCTTTGTGGAACACATCGGCGGCTGCGTCTGCCCAGTCGTCGTGGGCGCCAGTACCGATGGTGGTCATCTGCTTAACTAGCTCATTGACACCTGGGGCGTCCGTGATTAGCTTCACGTGGCCGTCTGTCCAATAACCGGCTGCGTTGGTAATACGCGCGATTTTTGCCTGGCCGCTGCGCTGGATTTGGAGGAAGGGCGGCATCGGCATATTGGCATCGTGAAAGCCATTTCGAAGCAGGGTCTCCCAGGCGCCGGATTTGCCGAACATCTCACGCTCGTCAGTGATGAGTGAGACGCGATGGCGTCGGCCACGAAGACGCTGGACGATCTGGACTAGCTTCTCGACGAAGTGCTCAGCGCGCCAAAGGCGCGAGCCGTGCCCCTCGATATAGTAAACGTCGCCAGTACCCGGCAAGTGGCCGAATACGACAATAACAGATTCGTCCCCTCTTGCCTGACGTTCCTGAAACCAGAATGCCGTATCGCAGTGGATAGTGTAGCGGAGTGCGGCAAGTGGTACGAACTGTTTGTCGATCCATAGGTCCCTGATTTGCTTCATGGTGAGGGGGTTGTAGACGCTGCTGGAAGGATCGTTCATGATTTGGGCGGCGTACTTGAGGGAACTGGCGGCTTCCTGTTCAATCAGGCGTGATTCCGGCCACTGCTCTGGGAAGACCGGAACTCTATCGACTGTGCGCCCTTGAAGGAAGTAGACCTCGAATTTGCCGTCTGGACGAATGCAGTCTGTTGCGTGGTCTGGAAAAGGCATCCCCGAGACGCTTTTTACACCATGCTTTTCGAATCCTTTACCATAATGGTCGCCATCGCCGTAGCGGGTTCCTGGCCAGATCATAAGGCCATCGGCCTTGAGCACGGGGATTAGGGAATCGACGTGTGCGTTTACGGTGTCGAACCAACCTGAGTCTTTTTCGAGCCTGTCGTAGCTTATCGGGTCGTCAAAATCAAGTACGTCAGGATGGCAACCAGTAAGGCCAGTAACAACGCCCCAGGTCCCGAAAGACGGCTCTTTGATCGAGGCGTCGCGACGGGCGGCGGTAATGACTTCGGAGGCCGTGAACTTCCGGTCTTTGGATTCCCAGTTTCCATAGAGCCACGGGAACCAGGCATAGGGGTTGGCTCCTTTGACGGTTTCTTTGACGGGGAGGAACCACATTTCGGCTTGGGTGAGTGTTTCGGAGCCGATGTATGTGGAGAGGTCCGGGTCTTGGATGTGGAGCCATGCGAGCCATGCGCCGACGATTGTGGTTTTCCAGAACTCGCGTGGAACAAGGAGGGCAAGGTACTTGCTTGAAGGGCGCTTTTCTCGGCGGCTAGCAATCCATTCTCGGCCTTTTTGGTCCAGCCAGTCACAAACGGGTTTGTGGATGCGCGGAGTGAAGGAGCGGGCCTTGGGATTGAAGTCGATTCCCCAGGCGGTGCGAAAGAACCACCAGAATGATTGTGTGCAGATGTGTGCCCAGAGTTCGCGTTCAGCATCGAGGTCCCAGTTCATGCATTAAAGTTGCGTTCCAGCGGTATAAGTGATCCAAGGCTGTTGTGGCCACCAGGGATAAGTGTGGAATCCACCGCGTCCACAATGGGGGCAGTAGCCGCAATTAGGGCAAGCGCCTTGGTTAATTGGAAAGTGTGTTATTGGGCCGAAACCTGTATAAGTTTCGGTTGTGTCAGGCTGCTTTACTTGGGTTTCCTGGTTCTCCATCGGTTTCCTCCAGTTTTTCGACTAGAAAAGTGATTTTTTTGACCCATCCACGCGGGATGGTGTTCGAATATGAAACAGTGTTGTCTCCGTGGCAGCGAGAAATGGCCAAAACGACCTCTTTTCGGTCGATTCGGACCAAATAACCGATGTCTTCACGTTCTAAGAGCTTCCCAAAGCCTGAAATATCGTCTTCGAGGGCTACTTCGTGGCTGGATTCGAGGACTGAATCAATCCACGAGACTAGAACTAGAGGGAGGTCCTTGGTGTTTTTCACCGGTTTGCGTCGAAAGTTCATCTGAACCCGCCTCCTGGGTTGGGAACGCTACTGAAAGTGCCTTCTCGCTTAGCTCGCGGCCGAGGGCCATGCATAAGCGCACGAGACGTGCGACCGCTTCTTCCTCCGTGAGTGGCTTTTGGGGACCGACCGTGGAGCCACGAGCGCGTGAGAGGTCTTCGATGGCCTTGATTGCGGCTATTGAGATGGCATCGGGGCCATTTCGGGCCATGTGCGAGAGCTTTTGGAGCCGTTCAAGCTCTGGCATGACCTCGCTATTTACAATCGCGTCTACATCTTGCTGCTTCCAAATTGGGTGCTGTGGTGGGGGCGGTGGTGGAGGTACGTTATCATAGCCTGAGGCTGTAGAATACTCTCCCCCACGCTTACGCTGGAAGTTGCTCTTGGGTATTAGTCCCTGGGCTCGGAGCCGCGTCATTTGGCGATGAACCGTTGAGGGCTTAATTCTATGTAAATTTGCGAGATCGCGGGCGCTGAGCGGCTTTTCACATACCGCATTCTCTAAGATTAAGGTACGTATAGATTTATAAGCCATAAGGGGTGGATGAACCTCCGATGTTGGAAGTGTAGCACACAGCTATGGGGATTGTCAAGGGATTTTTACAAAAATTTTGGGGCGCTCCTAGGTGCGTCTCGGCGCGGTCAAGGGGGGGCTCCGGGGGCCTTACTTTATGCGGCAGAGTGCTTTGCGCCGCAAAGGGGTAGCGCACTGGCACGCCTCTTGCTACGCGTAGCACGCTCTGTGCCGCGCCGCTGGCACACTTCTTGCATCGGGTGCGGAGTGCAAGTTCCATGCCAATCCCGGCTTGGCATCGGCCTTGCTACGCTCGCTCGCGCGAGGGGGGATTCTTCACTGGCACGGCCCTTGCAACGCGCCGCGCGCCCGTGCGAATCCTTCTTCCGATCGCACAACATGCTGCGCGCCAACGCCTTACACGCTTTCCGCATCTTATTTCCGCACACTTTGCGGAAGTCAGCAGTCAAGCAAATGTCAACTCGTTGCGCTCAAACGAGTTAGCTTTTTGGCACGCGATTCGCACTAGGCCGTCGCGCCGCGTCGCATGGTGCGACCGGCCTGGAGGGCCACAACATGACGCGCAGCGAGATGCGCGCCCAAGCCGATGCGCTCTTACTCGCGGTCGCAGCGCCGCACATATTCGTGCGCGCCGTTGGCGTAGGTTCGAGCGCTCCCGCCCGCCTTGTTACCATCCAAGGTCAGGACGGGCCGCGCGACGTGCTAACGTTTGAACATCTCCGCCGCCGTCGCAAGAGCCGCAAGGCACGGGCGCAAGACTCCGCGCCAACGCATATCTCGCGCATGGCCGACAGGCTATCACGCGAGCATGCTGAAGCGCAAGTGCTCCGCGAGCAGCGCGAACGACTCGCACGAGCGGGACTGCTCTCGTTCGCAGATTGAAAGGGGGCGCGTTCTCACAAAGCCGGGCACCACGGAGCAGGCAATCGGTCTTCGCTCCCTGCTCCCACCCTACCGGCATGATGCCACGGTGCCCGGCTTCGTGGGAATGGTCCCACGGTACAAGGGAGGCAGCATGGAACTGCGAGCACTTCACAGATACACGCTGTCTCACCTGACGCAAGTGGGCGAGGAACTGTCCGAAGCTCTCGGCGAAGCGGTAGCGGCAGTCTCCGACTGCTCCACGTCGGCAGACATCAGCGCCTTTCGCAACGCCCGAGACACGCTCACGAACCTTCTCGGCCACTACATGACGGAGCTTGGAGAACTTCGAGGGCTTCAGCGCCTCATCATCTCCGAAGCTCTGGCCAAAGAGCCGGGCAGCATCGTGGACAAGCTCAAGACCATGCTCCAGCGGCCCCACGCGTCAGGTGAGCAGAACTAACGCCCCGTGTGCTAGACGCGCACTAGCACGGCAACCCGAGAGCGGCCGATAAATCCGGGGCACGCTTCGGGGGCAACACAGTGTACCGGTCACGCAGCACCTACGGGCTGGCTGCAAGCTGCCACGAGGCCAAGCAAGTACCCATGTGACTGTGGGGGCCAATGTCCCAAGGGCAGTCCGCCCCACGAAGGCCAGCGGCCCTGCCCCCATCTTTGCAAGCGCGCACGGCGCATCCGTGCATCGCAGTCGGGAGGGCACACACATGGCACTCAAGGGAGTGCCCATCGGCGAGAACGTCACGGCCGAGGTCTCCGAAGACACGCTTACGCTCCGAATCGACCTCAAGCATCGGGGCGGGCGTTCCAAGTCCGGCAAGACCATCCGCGTGGCATCCACCGAGGGCAACAAGCGGCTACCAGGAATGGCAGCCATCGTCGTGGGCTTCAACGCCTACGAATCCGCCTAGGACGAAACGTGCGCCGCGTGGCGCACGTCGCAGGGTGAGCCCCCTGCCCGATGAGTCCGGCAGACTCACTCCGTACCGGCGACCGTTCCATCTGGCGACCGGCCAGCCTCGGGGCGCCGTGACAGTAACTTAACAAATCCGCGTAGCGCTTCGGCGCATCTAACGCGGCGCAAGGCGGCAGCGCGAAACCTGCCGCTACCCAAGCGATGGCTTAGCTCGGGAAGCGAGTGAACGCCTAGCAGAAGGGGCCGGGAACACACGCCCGGTGCTCAGGTAACTGAGCCGGGGTCCGCCCCCCAAACGCCAATGCGTACCGTAGAGTCGGCGCATCGGGCCAAATGGGCGAGGATATGAGACGAGGGCGACGGGGCCAGCGCGCCATACGTGACGCGCGGTGTCCCATAGCACCGCACCCCGACACGCACGGGCGTCCCCGCGAACGGCACACGCGAATATGTGAACTCCGCACCCATCTGAGACTCGCAACGGTCTAGCCTCATCCCATCAGTGAAGGCCAGCCCGCCCGAGGATTCCGAGCGCTCAGGATAGAAGGGTGGGCACGGGCACAAAAGGGCTGTGCTAGGCGCACGGGCATAGTCTCCCAGGGGCACACTGGTCAGCACCCTGACTTAGCGCATAGGCAAGGGCATGCCGACAGGGTAGGCGTTGAGGGCCACGTCACTACCCACGGGAGATTGCATCATCCACGCCTCAAAAATCCCCTCGAAGGGAGGTGAAAACCCAATGAACATCACACTTCGCGCTGCTCAGGCGAGAGGGCAAGCGCCCTTCTCGTCTCAGTCGGCCATCGTTGACTCAGACGGCCCCAATGTGTTTCTTGCTCTTCCCCGTACCGAGGGCGTCATCGACGCCGCCTCAGCCGTCGCACTCGGCCAGGCCATCCTCGGCGCTGCGGGCTTTGCCCCGCGCTCCGAGTCTCCTGCCACCTTCTCTGTTCCTGCCGGGTGGTACATCAAGGAGAACACGGACGGCATGGCCCTCTGTGACCATCTGGGCGTGGTCCAGGCCCAGTTCAACTACGAGCCCCGATTCGTAGCGGAGTAGTCCCAAGGCAGGCTGGTGCTAAGCACCGTAAGCTCCAGGTCCACTGGAACCTGCCTACTCCACTCGAAAGGAGGTGAAAGCATGGACAAGCCCGCAGAGCATATCACCATCACGGGAGATGTGAACAGTTCGAGCACCACGAAGCGGTCCCAAGTCAACTTCCACATCCGTCCTCACGCCTCAGACTCCGGCCTGCTTCTCTACACCCCCAACGACTACTGGATCAACCTCGAACTCAATGCCGCCAAGCGTCTCGCTGCATTCATCCTCGAATGGACCGCCTACAACTCCGAGCGTTTCAAGCCCCAAGGCTGGCGGCTCATCAACACCACAACCGGCGAAT